TCCAGCTTGCCCAGCTCATCGGACAGGAAACCGCCTACCGGCGTATTGGATAGCTCAAGCTCCGGGCTGTGGGGCCTGTTGATGTAATCCCTCACCCCGATGATCCGGATCAGGATACCGTCCGGCTGGAACTGGGGATCGCTGAAATCGACATAACCGCCGGGGACCAGCTTGGCGCCGATCGCCAACCAATTCTTCTTGGCCCAAATCCCGTCTAGCTCGCCTGTGAACGTGAATTGCCGCTCCTCACGCTCGTAGAGGTAACGAACAGCCTCCCGGAACATGTCCCAGCTCGCCCCGGTCTTGGTGGCGTTGTCGCATACGTAGGCTGTGGGAAGGGATATGTTAAAGACGGCGTACTTGTCTCCCACCTCCGGATACAGGGACGAGTTGGGAAGATCCATGCCGTCCTGCTCAGCCGGTACGATCTCGAACTTACGACCGTCATGTATGTACTTTACGTCGAACTCACGGCCCGCCAGACGGCCTGTCTGGAAAATAACCGTCATGGTCTGACCGGCGATTAGGCAATCCTCGAAATTGAGGTTGGCGGGAACCGATGAGTCATAGAAGTTGTAGAACGTGACATCGTTCCCGTCCGTGTCCTCGCCCGGCTCCGTGTCGGTCTTGCTCACCGTACCGACCCGGGATGGATATATATCGCTGGCGTCGTAGCTGTCCTCATTATAAGAGGAAAGGGGCCTGTCCGCGCGAGTGACATACATCCCATCCGGATCGGTCTTGTACCGTCGGCCTTGGTACTCCAGCTCCTGTGACTTGGGTAACAACAATGTCTGGCTGCCATAGGCCGAGTAATCGATATTCCGCTCGCCGCCTTGCACGTACAATATCTCCACGGGGAGGTTGTCGCCTTGGTTAGCACGACCGACACCCGGAAGGAAACCGTTTCCCTTGCCATAGGATAGCTTTAGAGGAGCGTCCTTGTAATACTCCACCTTGCGGAGGTTGATAGTTTTGCCCACGATCTCGAACTCCGTGTCGAACTCCTCGGCCAAACGCCCCAATACAGCCCAGCATTTCTCATGGTTGAACGACAACAGTTTCTCCGGGGCCTCGATCACCGTGCCGACCGTCCAGCCGGAGTCATAGAGATTGAGATTGTCAACCAACAACTCCACGAACATCCTCGGAGTGGCCGTCATGACGAACTTTAGCTTGTAGGGCTTATCGGAGAGCAACTTGTATTTGTACTTCTTCAGGATCTCCTCGTTGCCGCCGAAGGTGACGGTATAGTCGAAGACCCTCGTGCCCTCCTTCTTGAAATCGGAGGGATACCACAGCGTGTACCTTTCCCCTTGGTACTCGATATACGCTCCGGTGGGCAGCTCCACGTGCTCCACGAGGGAATAACGCAGCTCCACCTTCTTCGCTTGCGCTATCGCCCGGTAACGATAGCTGTCATCGTCCACCGGGATGTCAAGTAAAACGTCTCCTGCCTGATTGTAAATAACCATCGTTTAAACAGCGATTAAATCAAGATAAACACACTCATATAGGTAGCCAGCAAAGCGGCGATCTCCACCCAGAACATAGGCTTCGTCCTGTAGAAATCCGCGATAACGCTATCTGACACGTGCCGAGTCATCATCACGATAGTATAGACCACGTAGGCCACCCATACCAGCAGGCACCAAGGGCAGTTGAACATCACCCATAATTGTGAGCCCACAATACAGCATATGGCCCCTAACTCGTGGATATCCCCCTCGAAATCCTCCTTGAAGTTGGGGGCGGCACCGACAAGGAACATGCCGGCGCAGGCGAGGAACGCCAGGAACTCGGTGTCCGGCCTAGATACCTCCAAGATAGCCGGCATCAACAATCCGGCGGTAAGCCACGTGGTCGCCATGAACCAGTTCTTATGCTCCAGCCTGTAAAAGGTTGCCGAGATCGAAGCCAGAACACCCTTTTGTTTAATACACACTGCCGCCGTGTAGGAGGCAATAATCAACATTGAAATAAGTACTAAATAAATCATATCATTACATTTTTAATTATTCCTCATACGCCCAATACCGGATAACGACCGTGCCGTCACCGCCTCTTGTTGAAGCATTATTGCCAAAAGTGCCTCCAGCTCCACCGCCGTAGCCACCACCGCCTTTTCCTCCCACGTAGGAATCTTGGCGACGGTTAAAGCTCTCTCCAGATCCTTCCTCATAATCGCTTTCACCGCCATGATATTCCTTCATCCTATGGGAACAACCGGTTCCTCCTCCAGCGTTTCTCTTACCGGAAGGCTCACCGAAATCCCTGGTGGTATGATTTTGGCCTTCCCCCCGATAGACACCACCACCCGGTAAACCGTCAGAGCCA